TCACTGCTCCGCAAGACTTGTTAACTCAAGAGTAGATCATTAACGCTTTGTCAAGATCTTTCTCTGCAGCTAACAAGTCCTTTATCTTATAGACTTCATCATAAACGGACACTAAAGGTATACCACAAGCTTTCGCTAACATCACCCTTGTTGAGCTAGCTCTGGTCTTATGAGTACCTTTCTGTACCGCATTTAGATAGTCTATCATGTTTGTGTTCCTCTCTAACACCTTCACTCTGAACCGGATATTTGACCGGTTGAGTTCCAATGTCTTGAGTACTGATTTATATATCTGGTAAAAGTGTGTTCCTGAAAACAGAGACCGGGACAACCCTAGGGCATATTCATATGCACCTGGGTAGTTTTCCCCGTCAGTCAAATCGTCTTCATCAACGTTACCAAACATCTGGTCAAGTCCAGCTTGGTTTAATTGTGTGGTGGCCCGCACCTCCGCGTCATCTATTTCTTTATCTGTCTTAACCTGTTCTAGCTTAAAATCATATAGAAAATTTTCTTCTCCTACATCATTAGATAAGCCACCACATAACACATTAGTATTTAAATATTTATCATACAAATCTTCTTCCACGTGCCATTTTCTACATATATATCTTATCGTTTCGCTATGGATGGCCTGTAAGTTCTCAATACGACCATGCCTCTCTTCTATTTCGCGCCAGCGCTCAGTTGTGGCTTTTAGTAAATCTAACACGTTATTAGGTAGTGCAGCCTCTGTTGGGCCATGTACATAAGTGGAAATAGACCGTGCTAAGTATTGTCCAGCTCCAGGCCGAGAATGGTCTATCCTCAAAAATTCTGCCGTAGCGCCCAGAAAACATTTTTGTGGTTGAAACCTCACTTTATGCTTATGAGCACTTAACATTAATTTCTGAACATCAGAAAACCTTGTGACAGCGGCTAGTACGTCATCACCATTATGAGTAGACACTTTAATTGGGGTATCTAATAGCTGTATATATACATAGTTTAACACTGTATTAATGAATGTAGTCAGTCTCCAGCCTGATAATAATGTACCGCTTGTTTTGTACCACCTCTGTTTATCATCACGAATTTTAACGTCATCAAGACTGTCAATTGCCCACACTAAAGCAGCCTGCTGCTCTTGTGACAAGCTTTTCTCAAAAACTAAGATGTATGCCTCAAGCACTGACTTCATTGCTTCTGTACTATGTTGTGAATTAAAGTCTTCATAGTCGAAACAAAATGGTATACCGTTACGTAAAACCTCCTTAACTGTACATCGCACATTCTCCTCCGTCGCCGTATCGCCTATAGGAAATATATTACTTAATGTTCTCTCACAATCTCCCATGGCGAAGCCTGTCAATATGAAGTTGGTGGCATCCACTCCGTATATAGCACGCATCTTTGTCCATTCGTATTTAGTAGAAGCCCATGCTCTTATCTGAGGTGGCCTCTCCAAAAAATACTCCAATTGTCTCTTAGGCATTTTCGTTAGTGTGTCTAACTTATTACGACACAATCTGTCTTTTGCCAAATACGTCAAATCCTCGGCATACTGAGAATGGAATGCTCCTGTAGGTGCCCACTGGTACCTATTCTTCCAGTATTTCTCCCATTTCATTTTCTTAGGCCGGCTACCTGTACTATAAGCACGCTTAAAAAGCTTTACACATTCGGTCAGAATCAGTGTTTTGTCAAACTCCGCTAACCTTGGTTTAGTCCTGTTAGACTCTTCAGCATCCCAATCGACACTGCCGACACCTCTGTTTACTAACACTTCCATTTCGAAAGCTGGCGTCAAGTCTACAGGTACTAAATTCTGTAAAGCTTTTAGCCTAAGTGTAAACTTGTTTTTGATAATTTTAGCAAACTGTTCAACAGTATCAAACTTCCATAGCCAAATACCGGACTTAGCTATCCAAGGTCTTATCTCGTCAGGCACACTCATAGCCCACATTATTAAGCCTACAAAGAACGACTCGTGTAAGTCCTTAGCCTTATATAACGAGTATAATGTGTTAAAAGTGAAACCGGCCAGTTCTACTAACCTATCGTATGGAACAGAATTAAGCTCACGCGTAGTCACGTATCTCAAGTGTCTCGCTGAGACTTTGGTTGGGGGTATTTCTATACTACCACAAAGTGCTTTTCTGACAAAATTCTCAGCTTGTAGTGCCGGCCTTTGTCTCCTAGAAGTGCTATTTACAAAAAATGCGTTCATTAGTATCTCATTAGTAGTGACTAGTCCATAAGGCATTAGGTCCGGCCCATACTGCCACCTTGCTGCTCGCAACAATACAGGCGGATAAGCACTCTTCAAGTCTAGATCAG